TTAGTCCGTCGCCGATCCGGCAATAATCGTAAGCTTTTGCAGGTCGGGAATGTAGATACTGAACAGGAAAACACCCCACCATTCCTTGCCCGCCTTGAAGTAGTTTGACACCTTGTCGATGGACGAACTGGTCCAATCAAGGATGGTTGCGGCATGCCCTTCCGGCAGAATAGCTTCACGAATATCGTCGAACGTTTTCTGAATTTTGGCAGGTGAGCCTGTCAAACCGTAAGGCGGATTGAGATAAGCATAGGCAAATTGTCCGCCTGCGCCGACGTCTACGCCAGGGCTACCGCCAGACACTACCTGAAGCTTCTCAAGCGACAACAGTTTTGTATTGGTGAAACTCCGGCCATCGGTCGTCGTGACGTTTCCCAGCTTAATCAGGCTCCCATCTGCCGGGTCATACCAGTCACCCCAAAACTGCGCCTCCGATATCTTTCGGCCCGTGAGCTTTTCAAAAGCACTTTCATTGAGACTGCCTGTATTGACCAGCCCATCATGGATCGCCGCCAAAGCATCGATTTCCGCATCTTGCGCGCCATCATAGACGACGAACTGCAAGACGCCGCCCATTTCGTAATAGGGCTTGAATACCTGCATGGCGCCATCACCAGCCATGCGTAATGTGAGCGATCGGGGTATATCTGCGGCGAACGAATTGAGCGACAAGATTTGAGTCCCCACTACAGAAGCCGCTGTCTTCAGCAATAACCGTCTGTCCAATGCATTGCCCCCGATATCACGATCCAATGATACGCCGTCACAGCACTACAGGCAATGCACACCGGCTCGACGTTCGCATGCGCTCTACCTCTACCCCAACCCCAAACTCAGCACCGGCCCATAGCCATGGACTTGCGACTTTTGCGCAATCTCCACCCGCGCCCCCGCCCCGAAGCCAGCCGGGAAATCCACCGCCCGCCCGGCATACACCCATTCCGGCGCCGATACCTCCACCTCCCGCACCATCGCCTCCCCATCGAACACCCGCACGCGATAAAGCTCATAGTCCTCGCACAGGGGCGGCTCGACCTCCCAGCTATCCCCGCCATACCGCGGCGACCTGAGCCAGCTGATCACATCCCCCGACACGCGCCCGAATACCGGCGCACGCGGCCGCAAGGCCAGCCCGGTCCAGGCCACCGATACATCCAGCGCCCCCGCAGCCGCACCTCCGAAACCGCTCCGCCCCGCGCGCCACAGCCGCGACAGCCCCAATTCCTCCAGCGCCATATCCGCCCGCACAAATCCCGCCGGCAGCATCACCACCTCCGCCCCCGCGCTCATCCCTGCCGTCAGAGCCTGCTCGGTCCCCCACTGCCCCCGGATCAGCCCGGTCAGGCGATATTGATCGGCGCCCAGAACCGTCGCTGTCAGATACTGGATAATCTCCCACTCGCCGTTCTCCGCCTGCACGCACAGGAAATTCTCGCCCGCCAGCACCTCTTCCTCGCTGCGGCTCACGGGCGCCGCCCCCTCCAGATAAATATCCAGAAAAGCCCCGCGATGCAGATAATGCGCCCGCTGCACCGGCAAAGCCAACATGACCCGCCCGACCGACACCGCCTCGGCCACCCGCCCACGCAAGCGAAGACTGGCCGCGCTGATCCCGGCATAGATATCCGCTCCACCCCACGGATCGGCCGAAGGCGCCAGCACCGGCCGCGCGTTCGGCTCATCCGTCCCGAAACAAGGCAATTCCAGCAGCCTGAAACCGGTGATAACCGTCCCCGACACCACCGCATTCACCGATCCCGCCACGGACGGATCGGCACTGACAAAGGCCCGCGTTTCCGGCGAAGGCAGCAATGCGATCGTCGGCGTCTCCCCCTGATCGATACCGCCGAGCCGCCAGTCCGCCCCGCCAAAGCTCACCCCGTCACCGATCTCCAGCTCCAGCAGCCGCAGCGGATCGGCATCGAGCGTCAGGGTCCGGCGCGCGCCCTCCATGGCCCGCAACGCATAGGCGGCATAATCCATCGCCTGCGCCGCGCTCAAAACCAGCGGCAGGTCCACCGCCGCCTGCGACGCCCCCGCCGCATCGCCACGCACCGTCACCGCCAGAAGCTGATAATCGCGGTCTATATCATAGCAACGCAAGGTCAAACTGGCCGGCGGCTCGACCAGATCACGCCGCGCCAATACCGGATTCTGATCATTATAAGCCAGGTCGCCGGCAGCCAGCACCGCATCCACGCCATGCGCCGACCCGACCAGTTTCAGCCCCTCGCCGCGCTCGGCCACGCTCAGGCCGAGATAGCCCAGCACCGGCGCCAGCGCCTCCGCCGCCGTCATCGGCTGCGCGATGACATAGCCGTCTATCGTGCCCGTCACCTCGTCGAGATCGAGTGCATACGCTCCCGCCTGCGCGGCGATACCGGCGATCAGGTTCTTCGCCTCACCCGCGCCGACCCGCCCGTTCAGCCAGTGACCGGTACGCCAGTTCAGCGTATCGCCCCAGACATCCGCCCTTTGCGGAAAATACGGATAGGGCCGCGCATCGTAAGCCCAGACCGCCATGCCGTCCAGCATCGGCCCGCCATAAACCGTGCTGACCGGATTATGCACGGCATAATACTGCGCGAACGCCTTGAGGCAGGCCCGTTGCGCCCTGTCATCGCGTTCACCGGTCGAAAACGGCGGCACGGCGCTTTCCGAACTTTTCGGATCGAAAAACAGATTCGGCGCGTTCGGTCCCTTGTCCACCGCCCCGCAACCGATCTCTATAAACCGGATCGGCTTGGATTGCGGCAGCCATGCCGTCGCCGTGACGGACCGCACCCCATCCGGCCGGTCGTGATGGGCATTCGACCACCACGACACGATATCCTTTGGCCGGAAAACCCACGGCTCGCCATAAGCGCCATCCGAAATAACCGAACGCACCTGCGCCGCCCGGTCGGCCTCATCCGCATAATACCAGTCGAAGCCCTCGCCCGCCGCGATCCGCCCTTGCAGATAGGCCTCGTCATAGATCGAAGCCGCCAGCGCGCGGTCGAGATGATCCTCGCCGTCGCGCCAGTCGGTCAGGGGCGCGTACCAGTCGATGCCGACAAAATCGATATTGCCGTCCGCCCACAACGGATCGAGATGGAAGCTGACATGCCCCGTGCCATCCGCCGGCTGATGGCCGAAATATTCCGACCAGTCCGCGCCATAACCGATCCGCGCACCCGGCAAAATGCCGCGCACTTCCGCCGCCAGGGCGCGCAGGGCGCCAACCATCGGATAGGTATTGACCGCGCTTCTCAAAGTGGTCAGCCCGCGCAATTCAGACCCCAGCACAACCCCGCTCACCCCGCCCGCTGCCGCCCCCAGGGCCGCCACATGCTTCACAAACCGCCGGAAACCCCACTCGCCATCCATGAACGCACTGACCGCCGTGGCCGCCCCCGCCGTCATATCCGCCGCCGATGTGATCCGCCCCCGCCACGGATAACCGGCGCAATCCATCAGGATGAACGGGATCAGCGTCACCTGATAACCCCGCGCCTTCAGTTCGCGGATCGCCCCGATCACCACCGCATCCGCCGGTGTACCGCCATAGGCCGGACGCCCCCCAATCTGCGACACGACATACGCCTCCGCGCGCGTCACGCCATCGACTTCCCAAACAAGCGGTGTCGTCACCTTGTCGCCGACCTCGACGCCCGGCCGGATCGTGCATGTGGCCGCATCGAGACTGCTCCCGAACCAGCTCACCACCAGGTTGACCATCTTCACATTCGGCAATTGCGTCTGCAACTGATCGAGCGACACCATGAAATCCGTCCGCCCGTCGCCGCTATGCTGCGTCTCGAAACCGGCCCGCGTCATCCCGCTCAAAACCGCATTCGGCTCAGTGGCATAGATGAATTCCCCCGCGCCGGGGATCAGGCATACGCCTTCGATCAGGCTTTCCAGATCGGCATATTCCCCCGCCGGACGCCTGAAAACCTCCACCGACAAATTGGGCGGACGATTGCCGAACGGCGTGATATCGAGATCCTCGAACACCAGATAGGCCAACCCGCGATAGGCCGGCGCGCTCCCTTCCACCGCCGCGATCAGCGTATCCGGCGCCTGGCTTTCTTCCCCGCGATAAAGCCTGTACGCCACCGCCGACTGGTCGAGCAACTGCCCGTCAGCCCAGATGCGGCCGATCCCGTCGATCGGCCCTTCACACAGCCCCACGGCGAACGACAGCGTATAACTGAAGCTTTCCGCCTTCCCCGAAGTCTTGCTGGCGCGCGTGGTCGAACGATTTTCCTTCAGCCGCGCCGCCCAGATGACCGTGCCGGCCACCCGCGCCCGGCCATAGACCTGCCTGACCGGATCGCCCTGCGCGCTTCCGGTCAGTTGCAGACCCGTCAGGCGCGCCCCGACCTGCCGCGCGGGCGACAACGAATTGATCGCCGTGCGGTCGATGGCCGAACCGATCTGCGCGCCTATCCACCCGCCGACCGGCCCGCCCAAGGCCTGCCCCACCGCACTCAAAACCACCTGCGCCAAATCTCACATCCTTCTTTCTTGTACCTCCCCAACTTATTGGGGAGGGGGACTGCGCCCGCAGGGCGTGGTGGTGGGGCTTCTTACTTTTCTTCAACTGCCCGAAACCGGAACGCCCCCACCATCGCCTTCCGCCAAAACGGTCCCAGCCAGCTCTCCACCACCGCATGCCCCCAATAGGCATGAATGATCTTCGCTCGCGGATCACCCAACCCATCGCCCGCGCTCAAAATCGCCACATGCTTGGCCACCGCGCCCGGCCTCATGCGAAAGGCAATGACATCTCCCGGCCGCGCCTCATCCACCGCCTCGAAATGCGCGCTCAATCCCGCAATCAACCGGTCCTCACCCCCGACCTCCGCCCAGTCTGGACCATAGGCCGGCAAGGCACACGGCTCCCCGCCATGCAAGGCCCGCCACACCCCACGCACCAGCCCGATGCAATCGCACCCGACACCCTTCAAACTCGCCTGATGCTGATAGGGCGTACCGATCCACGACCGCGCCTCGACAATAATCCCGAAAGGACTCATCGCCCCGCGCTCTGCCGCCTCGACGCCCCGTCCATCACATCGCCATTACGCGGATAAACAGTGAGGAAATCCTCACCCGGCAGATCGGGAAAACCGCGAAAGTTCAGCACATTATCGAATATATTCAGACAGGTGCCGTAGCGCTTGTCGCAACTGCCCGCAGGCAAACTGCCCGTCAATCCGCAGCGCGCATCCCCCAAAGCCGCATCGCACAGAAAGCCGAACCGCCGCCCGATCACCCGGTCGAGTTGCGCCGCCGGCCCCTCGACATGGGCGATAAACGCACCGCCGTCCACCACGCCGCCCCGGCATTCCAGCCGCGCCAGAGTTCCCGCGCCGGTCAGCACATGGGCCTCCGGCTGCGTCCAATCGACCGTATAGGTCCGCACCCGCGCCGCGTCATAAAGCCCCCCGGCAATATCCTCAGGCCTGATCGCGTCGGATGAAATCACGCCCGAAACCGCCGCGCTGCCCGCCTCACCGATATCCGCGCCCGCCGCCCCTGCCGTCAGGCCCGATTGCGCCTGACAGGTCACGCCCATAAACACCAGCGCCCGGTCATGATCGGTAAAGCCAAGCACCACCCCGTCACGCCGTTCGATCAGCCAGACATGGCAAAACTTCGCCGCCCCCTGCGCCAGCGCAGAGGCCATAGATTCAGAAATCTTCCGCAAGATTTTTTCCCTTTTCTTAAACCTCCCCGCCTCTGGTGGGGAGGGGGATCGCGCCGAAAGCGGGGTGGTGGGGTTTCTTACTTTCTCAAACCCGTATCTCGATCAGCGACACCGCCGTCAGCCGCCCCGCATCGACACCTTCCAGGGTCAGATCGATCCGTTCCGAATCGAACCGTACCGGCGTATCGAATTCAAATCCCGCCGTCACCGTCACGCCCACTCCCGGCGCCTCGGCCAGCGTCACCACACCTGTCGTTTCATCCACCGCAAACCCGGCCTCAGCACCACCAACCGCCACCCTGACCGACCCCGCCACCGGCTTTGCGATATCGCGCACAACCCCGCCATAGGCCTTCACCAGTTGAAACGCTGTCGTCACCCCATCCCCGGTCCCGATCCCCTGATCCGCCGCCGCCGGACTGGCGTTGAGCGCACAGCTCTTGAAATCGGCGAAATCCTTGAAACGGAAGCCAAACAACCGCCCCTCCCGCGCCTCAAAAAAGGCCAGCAGTTCCGCCGCATCGACCAGCGATTTGACGCCCGCCCCGATCAGATACCGCCTGCGCCCCAGCGCCCAGGGGCTGATCCGCCGCTCGTATCCCGAAGCCAGCGATACGATCTCCGTCTTGCGCTCGATTCCCGATCCCGACCCGAAGGCCAGCCGCGCCGGAAACCGCACCTCATGAAAATGGCTCATGAAAATCCCTCTTGAAACCCCCTCTCCCCCACCTGAGGGGAGAGGACTGGGGTGAGGGGTCAGCCAACCGCAACCACACACCCGGAAACCGGTTATCGCATCCCCATCCGCGCCGCCCGCTGCAAGGCCGTCGCCACCTGCGCCTCCGACCGCGCCAAAGCCTGCGCCCCACCCGAAACCATCACCGTCACATTGACATTCGGCGCTCCACCCGCCTCGACCGTCCCCGAAACCGCCGGCCGGAAAACCTCCGGCCCACGCTCCCCGACCAGATAACTGCCCCCCGCTCCGACAAATCCGCCATCGGCCCGCGCTCCAGAAAACGATGCCGATAACACCCGCGACAACACCTCCCCCAACCCACCGGCGGACGACGACACCCCCGCCGCCGAATTGACCGCCGCCAATACCGCCGAGGCCAGTTCTTTCAGGCTGATCCTGCCGTCCGCCGCCGCCCTGGCCAGCGACCGCGACAAACTCTCGCCCGCTTTTGAAAACGCCTGGTCGATCGCCTCGGCCGTCTCGGACGCCGAGGCTTCCAGCGCCTTGATCGCCTCAGCCCCCTCCGCCGCCTGCGCCACCCACCCGCCTGAAAACGGATCACTCATCCGGAAACTCCCGCATCAAATCCTCCAGAGCCGCCCGGCCCAAAACCGCCATTTCCGGCACGGCATTCAGCATCTGCCACTCCCGCCAGCTCAACCGCCAGAAAACTTCCGGCGCCAGCCGCAAACCCAAAACCCCATGCCGGAACAACACAGGCCAATCCATCTATATGCCCCCGCCTGCGGGGGAGGTGGCGGCCCGCAGGGCTGACGGAGGGGGGCCTTCGCCATTCATCGCCTCGAACGCCCTGACCACCGCCCGGACCGCCTCACCAAACCCGATCCCCTCCGGCAGTTCATCCATCGCCAGCGCGCGCAAAACAAACATCAGATCTGCCGCCCCCAGAACCTTCAGCCGCTCGCCCAGGGCCTCAAAACCCGACACCCCGAAATGCCCTTCCAGCACCGCCAGCGCCCCCAGGGTCACGCAGAGACGCACCTCAGTCCCGCCCAACGACACTGAAACTTCTCCCCTTGCGGCATTACACAGCGGCAAAGCTGACCTCCCCCGCCGACGCCAGGGTCAGTGAAAAACTGGCCTCGCCGTCATGCTGCCCGGCATATTCCAGCGCGGCGATCAGGAACGGCCCCTCGAACACGCCGAAATCCGGCACGATCACCTGCCAGTCCGCCTGACTCTGCGCGAAAAACGCCTCCCGCATCAACGCGTCCGACGCCGCATCCCGAAAGACGCCCGCCCCCGAAACCGACAGCGAGCGCACCCCGGCCCCCGCCAGCAATTCCCGCCATCCGCCCGAACCGGAATCGGTGACATCCACCGTCTTGGCATTGAGCGAAACCGTCCGCGCCCTTAAGCCCGCCACGGTCACAAACGCTTCGCCATCCGAAATCTTGAGCAGCATGTCCCTGCCCTTTTGCACAGCCATCACGGCCTCCTATCTTCTTGTACCTCCCCATCTCCGATGGGGACCGCGCCCGCAGGGCGTGGTGATGGGGTTTCTTGTTTAAGCCCCCTCTCCCCGCTTGCGGGGAGAGGGCTGGGGTGAGGGGCTTCTTTAAACCGCCTCAATCACCGCCCTCAGCCGCACCAGCGCATAAGTCGTCCGCTGATCCGCCGCCCGAAATGCATCGACATAGCTCACCCGCAGACTGACCAGCCCAGGCACCGCCAGCAACGCCCCATCGAGCAGCACCCGCAATTCCGCCGCCATCGCCTTGACCTCTTCCGAGCCGTCGAAACGCGACACGCACATCAGGTTCAGCACCTGCTCGGTCACCTCCGCGCCAACCCCGCCGATGGATTGCGCCGACACCCGCCCGAAACTGATATACGGATACAAAACCCCCGCCGGCGGCTGGTCATAAACCCGCGCCGGTGTCCCCAGCCACACCGCCAGCGACGCCTGCCCGCGCAGATAAGCCAGCAGTCCCGCCTGCAAATCCAGAAAACCGCTCATGCGTGACTCCTTTCCAGCCGCACGCGCACACCGCCATCCGCGCCCTCATCGAAACTGACGATCCGCCAGTCGAACCCCTTGAGACTGAGCCGCCCGCCGCGCGCCATGCCCGCCGCCGACCGGCAAATGAAATAGGCCGACTGCACCACCGAAGCCTCATCCGCCGTGCTTTCCACATTCGGCGGATCGGGCCGGAAATCACCCCAGACCGTCGCGCCCGGCGCCAGCGAAAACGACCGCCCGCCATAGACGCTTTCCGTCCCGGTCACGGCATAAAGCCGCGCCGGCGTTTGCAAAGTCATAATCCTCACAGCCTCACCTCCCGGTAAGGCGAAAGCCAGACCTCCAGCGGCTCCAGGTCCATCGCCGCCTCCCCGCGATTCTGGTAAGCCTGCGCCACCAGATAGAGCAGACTTAGGCGCAGTGGCGCAGGCGACGCCTCATCGAGCGTTACGCCCGCCTCCCCCTCCAGCCGGATTTTCGCCGCATCTATCAGGGTGGCGATCAGCACATCCTCGGCCTCATGCGACACGCGCAAAAAGAGCTTGGCCTCATCGAGCGAGACAGGTTCAGCCATTGAATTATCCTTGAAAAAATCGATCAGGCCCCAAGCCTAAACCCGCCCCGAACAACGGGGATTATTTGCCGGAAGACGCCCCCTCTATCCTCCCCTGCACAGCGGGGGAGATGTCCGCGCAGCGGACGGAGGGGGCCTTCCTTACTTAACTCGCCGCCACCTTCAGCAACTTGATCGCATCGAAATTCTGCACGCCGCCGCCGACACGCTTCGTCGTATAAAACAGCACATAGGGCTTGGCCGAATACGGATCCCGCAGCACCGAAATCCCGGCGCGATCGACGATCAGATACCCCTTGGCGAAATCACCGAAGGCCACCGCAAAGGCATTGGCCGCCACATCCGGCATGTCCTCGATCTCCTGCACCGGATAACCGAGCAGCAGCGGCAGGCTGCCCGCCACCGTCGCCGGCGACCAGATATAGTTGCCGTCGGCGTCCTTGAACTTGCGGATCTTCGCGGCCGTCCGGCGGTTCATGACGAAGCTGGCGCCCGGCCGATACTGCGCCTTCGGGGCATAGATCAGGTCGATCAACGCGTCGGCCGGATTGCTGGAGGCGAAATCGCTCGCCGCCCCCGAAGCGACATAGCCGATCTGCCCCCAGGTCGCCGAGGCATTGGCCGCCGTGGTATAGCTCAAAAAACCCTTCGGCTTGCCCGAACCGTCACCGGAAACAAAGGCCGTGGTTTCCTGGGCGGCGAAACTGTCCTCGATCTCCGACGCCAGCCAGTCATCGAGATTGATATAGGCGTCGTCGAGGATATCCTGCGTCGCCGAGGGCGAAGCATAAAGCTCACCCGAAGCAAAGGTGATCAGGTCGAGCGTCGCCGGATTGGTTTCCGGGCGCGCGGCCGTTTCCGCCACCCAGCCGGAAATCACCGAGGCCGTCGTCACCGGCTTTTTGAAGGTGGCCGCCCCCACCTGACGCACTGTGGCCAGCGAACGAAAGGGCGACACCTGCGCCAGACGGCGGTCGATAAAGGTTTCCGTCTCGGTCGGCGCCAGCACCCCCGAACCACTGCCGGAGGAAATACCCGCCTTCAGTTCGATCCCCATGCGCCCCGACTTGAGATACCCTTCCCACGCCGCATTGGCCTCATCCGGCTGAACCAGACGCCCCTCTTCCAGCACCGGCCGCGACTTCTGGCTCATCAGACGCTGCAAACGCCCTTCGGCCGATTGCAGCGCGCTTTCGATGCGTTCCAGCTTGTCTTCCAGCAGACCGTCGCCGCGCTTGTGCTCGATCGCATTCAAACGCTCATCGTTCGCCGCCTTGAAGGCCTCGAAATTGGCCAGCACCTCATGCAGGGCCGCCCTGACCTCCGGCGAGGCCGCGGCCTGTTTCACTTCTTTCATCCATTTTCTCCAGTTGAAAAACACACTCTCTCGCACCTCCCCGCTTGCGCGTTGGTGGTGGGGTGTCTCGCTTTAAACCCCCTCTCCCCGCCTGCGGGGAGAGGGCTGGGGTGAGGGGCAAACCCTTAAGCCGCCACGCTCTCCTCCCGCATCGCCGTGATCCGCGCACTCGGCAGCATCGGAAACGTCACAATGGAAATCTCCCACAATTCCACCGCCGTCAGCACCCGCAGGCTCCCGCTGTCACGCCGGCTTTTCACCGCGCGAAACCCGATGCTCAACCCATCGACCACGCCCGCCTTCACGAGCGAACCGACCATCCGCGCCTCGGCATTCAGGTCGAGAATCCGCCCGCGCACGAACAACCCGATGGCGTCCTCGCGGATCTCGTCCCATACCCCCACCGGTGATTTCACCTGATGCTGATAAAGCATCCGCACCCCCTTCGGCCCGGTCTTCACCAGCGTGTCCCGAAAGGCCCCGGCCACCACCACATCGTCATTCAGATCGCGCAATCCAAAGCGCGAGGCATAACCTTCGATATAAAGGGTCATGAATATTCGCTTTCTAATCAGAGATTGGCCAGTTTCGTCTCGATCCGGTCCAGAGTGGCGCGCTGCGCGAACGCCTGCTCCTCCAGCCGCGCCAGACGCTCATTGACGCCCGCCTGCTGCTCCAGCCTCTGCTCCATCATGTCGAGCCGCGCCCCGGCCCGCCCGACCCACAAAAGGACAAACGCCGTCTGGATCACCACCGTCACCACCACGGCCAGGGGCGCCGCCTGCCAGAATATCACTCCCGTCATACGCAGTGCTCCACCTCGCTAAGTCCCGCCAGATGCCGCCGCTCGGCATCGGTCAGGAAGCTCGCCGCCTCCAGCCTGGCCCACAGCGCGTCACGCTCCGCCGCAAGCGCCGGCAGCGCCTCGATATCGTTGACGATCCGCGCCCCCGGAAACTTCCCTTCCAGCCACGCGCTCAAACTGCGCGTCGTCTTCTCGGCCAGCGGCAAAACCGCATTGCGCCAGAAGGCGGCATTGGCCTCCTTGTAATTGGCGTAGGAATTATCTCCCGGAATCCCCAGCAACTGCGCCGGCACGCCAAACGCCAGAGCGATCTCCCGCGCCGCCGCGTTCTTCCCCTGGATAAAATCCATATCCGCCGGACTGAGCGACATCGGCTTCCAGTCCAGCCCGCCTTCCAGCAGCAACGGCCGCCCGGCATTGTCCTGCCCGGAATAGGTGTCCGCCAGTTGATCCTTCAGCCGCGCGAACTGATCTTCGGTCAACCGTTCCGATGCTTTCGCACCATAGACCAGCGCCCCCGAAGGCCGCGCCGCATTATCGAGCAACGCCTTGTTCCACGCCCCCGACGCATTATGCACGTCGATAGAAAACGCCGCCGCTTCCAATGGCGAAAGCCCATACCAGTCATCGAGCGGATGCCACAGCTTGAGATGCAGCACCTTCAGCCAGCCCTCGCCATCGCGGCCGATCACCGTCTTCGCGCCGCCCGCCGTATATTCATATCCTTCCGGCCAGCCGCCCGCGCCCGGCACCACCTTCATCCGGTCAGGCCGCAGGCTCCACAGCTCGCCGGGGACCTCGCCACCCAGAAACGCCGCCTCGACATAAGCATTGCCCGCCGTCTGCAAACCGCCATAAAGCGCCTCACGCAGATCGGCCCCGCCCTGCTCCGGATTGGGCCGGTCGATCAACCTCTGCAACGGATGATCCGGCGCACGCCGCCCTTCAAATTCCACCCGCAGCGGCACCGATGCACACGCCTCGGCGATCATCCGCACACAGCGATAAGCGACAGCATTCTTCGCAAATCCCTCACTGGCCAGCGCCACATAATTGCGCGGCGTCCACACCGGCCGCCCGACCATAGTCATGGCAATGACCGTCCCCGCCGCCGACTGCTTCTGCTCCCGCCCGAAAAGGCCACTCAATTTCTCAAACAT